GAGAAAGTCCAAGGAGAAGCTAATCTATTTAAGATGATTGAAGAAAACAAAGAGCTTTCTAAATTTTTAATAAATTATTTTAAGTCTAATATTGGTGAACTTTAAAACTTTATATGGCAAGGAAAAACCTTTAAGAAATTCTCATAGGTACAAAATTAAGTGGAATGGGAAATCTCGTAGCAAATTTCAACGCACAGTAAAGACTTTTTTGTACCCATATTGGCGATATGACGCTGTTTTTGAAGAATTTAGGGTCTTAGGCACTCAATTAACGCTTGATTTTTACAATCATACTAAAAAAATTGCCATAGAGGTGCAAGGAGCCCAACATTTGCAGTTTGTTAAGCATTTTCATAAGACTAGGGCTAATTTTGTGCGTCAAATACGCAGAGATGACAAAAAAATGGATTTTTGTGAATTAAATAAAATTAAATTATTACAAATTTATCCAGACGACAAATTATCAGAAGAATATTTCGAAAAACTTTTTAGGTAGTGTAAATATTTCTAATGGAAAACCCAAAATTTAAAGAATTTATACTACCAGAAAAACTTTTAAACCAACTATATGAATTAACTGGTGGTCCAGAAGCATATAAAGGTTTTATAATTGTTTATTGCGATGAAAACGGGACACCTATAGTGTATACTAGCTGTGATTCTCAAATTACTGAGAGCGGTTTGATAAAGTCAATAGAAAATTATCTAAATGAATATTCGGAAAATAATTTCGAAGTTTCAGATAATTCTTGACAATTTTATTAATTGCGCCAATATGGTTAGTTTATGATTTATAGTTTGGAAATAGAAAAACAGGTTTTAGCCGCTTTTATACAAAAACCAAAATTATTATTTAATTTTATTCATTTAATTAGTGAATCTGATTTCTATGACGGATCGCTTTTACATAGAACATTATTTTCTGTTTTAAAAAGAGGTTGTGAACAAGATGAGTCTATTGATGATATAGTCTTGGTTCAAAGAATAAAAGATCTTGGTATTAAGTTCGAAGAAGATATTTCGCTTATTGATTATGTTCGCTCCCTCTCAATGAGAAAAATTCATTCTGATGCAAAAATTGAGTCGTCAATTAAGGAATTAAAAAAATATAGTGTACGTCGAGAGATTCAAAATACTGCACAAAAAGTTAAAGATTCAATGAGATATATTTCTCCAGACGCTTCTTATTTAAAAATTATTGAATCTGCTGATCAAATCTATAATGAAAATATTAATTTATTTGAGATTGGGTCAGATATTCCAGAAAATATTTATGATGAGATGGAAGCCTTCATAGAAGAGCGTGGAAATAATCCAGTAGATGAGTTTGGTATGATGGGGCCACATAAAAAAATTAATGATATTTACGGCTCTCTTTTGCGTCCAGGAAATATTACTGTTGTAGTGGCAAGATCTGGCGTGGGCAAGACGCAGTTTTGTATGCATTACGCTACACAAGTTTCTTCGAAATATAATGTTCCAGTTTTACATTTTGATAACGGGGAAATGAGTAAAGAAGAATTAATTATACGTCAGTGTGCATCTCTTTCTGGAGTTTCCCCACATTTACTTGAAAGTGGAAAATGGAGGCAGGCTGGCTCAGAAGTTGTATCTAAGGTACGGTCTGTTTGGAGTAAAGTTAAAAAACTTCAATTTTATTACTACAATGTTGGTGGCATGGATGTTGATTCTATGATTAACACATTAAAGCGTTTTTATTATTCAAAAGTTGGTCGAGGTAACAAGATGGTATTTTCTTTTGATTATATTAAAACATCTTCAGAAATCGCTTCCAATAAAAGCGAATGGCAAACAGTTGGCGAAATGGTAGACAAATTTAAAAAATGTGTTCAGAAAGAAATATTAGAAGATGGTAATCCAGTAATTCCTATGATTACATCTGTACAGTCCAATCGTAGCGGCATTACAACTAATCGACAGAGCGCAAACATTATTGATGACGAGTCTATTGTATCTCTTTCCGATAGAATTACCCAGTTTTGTTCTCACATGTTTATTTTGCGTCAAAAAACAAATGATGAAGTTGTGGAAGAAGGCAATCAGTTTGGTACACATAAGCTTATTAATGTAAAGGCTAGACACCTAGGTAAAGACATTGCTGGTGCAGTTGAACCAGTCCAAGTTGATGACAACCTTCGCAAGAATTTTATAAATTTATCTTTTAGAAATTTTAATATTGTAGAGTGTGGAGATTTACGAGACATCGTTAATTTTAGAAATACTGGTGGAGATTTAAATCAATCAACTTTAAACGAAATCCCTTCTTTTGATGACATATAAAGAATCACTTAATAAGTTAGGTTATCCTTTGCAAGATTGCGGCAATCACTGGCGCACTCGAGCCATATATAGAAATGGAAAAACAAATACTTCCATTATTATATATAAAAATAGCGGCGTTTGGAAAGATTTTGGAACGGGCGGTGAAGCTAAACCTTTTGCCGCTCTTGTTAAAGAAACTCTTAAGACAGAAGATTTCAATGCCCTTAAAGATTACTTGATCGATAACTTAGAGCAAAATCAATCAACTGAATTTAAAAAAGAAAAAATAGAAATGGAAAAAATATATCCAGCTTCATATCTAGATAAACTTTTACCGATGAAGACCTTTTACGAAAAAAAAGGAATCTCTTCAAATACACAAGATAAATTTAAATGTGGTTATGCTGGCGGTGGTAAAATGTATAGAAGGATTGTTTTTCCTATTTATGATCTGGACAATCAGATACATGGCTTTTCTGGTCGTAGTATTACAGATAATGAAAATATTCCTAAATGGAAACACATAGGTCGTAAAACAAATTGGGTCTATCCACATAATATTTCAAGCGGTAGTATTGATGAAACTAGAGAAGTTATTTTAGTCGAAAGTATTGGGGATTGTTTAGCTCTTCATGAAGCTGGATTCAAAAATGTTTTAGTTACCTTTGGGTTAGATGCTTCTTCAAAACTTATCTCCTATCTCAACACATTTGAATTAGATAGAATTATTGTCGCAACAAATAATGATGAAGATAAAGAAATTAATTCGGGAGGAATTGCATCCATTAAAGCAGTTGCAAAATTATCTCAAATTTTTGATCTATCTATTATAAGGGTCAATCCACCACTATGTAATGACTTTGGAGAAATGTTAGAGTGCGACACTGGTTCTCTTGATAACTTTAGACAGTGGTATGAACGAAAAAATAAATGGTGCATGAGTGATAAAAAATTTCAAAATTATATTATTAAACAAATTAATAAATACGAACAACTGAAAAAAAATATCTACTGCAAGAAATTATTAAAAATTTTACATGGAAGTTAAGTTATCAGCTAGTCGTATAAAAACAGCTCAATCATGTAGTTGGCTTTACTGGTCTAAGTATAAGTTAAAACTGCCAGAGAAAGGTAATGACGGCGCTCGTCGCGGATCTATTTGTCATAATGTATTTGAATACCTTTCAAAACAAAAAACAAAAGCCCAATATAACAAGATCATCAAAGAACGAGATCCGTTTGTTGTTGCTACTATCAAAAAACAAATACTTTCTGAAGCCAAAGAAATGGGTGTAGATGATAGTGATAATATAAGTCTTATCAAAGAAATGATCCTTAATGGGTTAAGTTGCAACTTTCATGGCGAAGAGCTTGGCATTCCAGATGAAGCTTATGCAGAGCTTGATTTTGATTTTGAAAAAAACGGTTATCACATTCGTGGTTTTATTGACCAGTTATTTTTGTACAAAGATAAAAAAATTGCCCTCATTCGTGACTACAAAACCTCAAAAAAAATCTTTGAAGGCAAAGAAAAGGATGATAACTTGCAGGATTATATCTATTCGCTCGCTGTTCGGCACTTGTTTCCAGAGTATGACATAAGATCATCGGAATTTTTATTTTTAAAATTTGATTTAAAAAAGAATGGGCTTCTAAAAATGGAACCTCTTGATGATGAAGATCTTGACGGCTTTGAAATGCAACTTGCTGCAATTCAAGACTATCTTGAAAACTTTGATGAAAAAGATGCTGTAAAAAGTTTTGCTTATGATAAAGGATTTCCAGATGATGGCTCTTTTAGCGGCAAACTTCAATGTGGCTTTGCAGAAAAAAAGGGACAACTCAAGAAAGATGGGAGTCTAATGTGGCA